AAATAGTTAATCCAAATAACCCTTTAATGGGCTTAAGTCCTTTACATTCGTTAACTATGCCTATATCTAATATTAGAGGTGCATACGGTTTTAGAAATAAGATTATAGTTAAAAGCGGTGCTTTAGGTATTCTTTCAAGTGCTTCAAAGGATGCAAGTGGAGGTATTCCATTAAACAATACAGAACGTCAAAGAATAGAACAACAACACTCAAACGATTACGGTATTCATGACGGTCAAAGTTCTTTAATTATGACTGGTTCGCCTTTATCGTGGCAATCTATGAGTTACCCAACAAAAGACTTATTATTATTTGAAGAGGTAGAAGCGGACTTTAAAAGTATCATTGATGCTTATGGACACAATGCAGACATTTACTCAAATCTTAATAATGCTAAATTTTCAAATATGAATGAAGCTTTAAGACAAACGTATCAAAATAGAATTATTCCTGAGTCTGAACAACTTTGTTTTAACTTATCAAATAGATTAGGTTTAACTGCTAAAGGTTTGATATTAGAACTTGACTATTCACATATCGAAGTTATGAAAGATAACGATAAAGAAGTTACACAAAACTTTAAAATGAAAGCGGATGCAATATCAACGTTATTAAGAAGCGGTTATACTAGAAGTGAGATTGATAAATTAGTTACCCTTTAAAAACTTTCTAAATAGAACGATCTTGACATTGTAGAAATTCCATGAACTGAATCGGGTGCGTCATCATTTTTAGATGATCCATCCATTAAATAGGTTGTTAAGTGTCTGAAAAATTTATGATAATCACTATTAACTGGTGAATTATTCAAGAATACTACATTATCTTTTATCCATCCACTTAACTGAAATATACGAGCTTGTTTATTTTGTGAACTATGAACGTTTAAAAGTTGCGTTTCATTGACATACGGTTCTAATAATGTCGAATACGTTGCACCTACTCCATTTGATTCAATACGACAAAATTCGGGGTTATACTTATTTAGTATTTGTGCGGTTAATTGTGTGTTTGCTTGTAGTCCTAAATCTGTGTAAACAACATCAACAATATAAAGTTTTTTATCTATTATACCGCCAATAATACAACAATGATAATCACCATTCTTTGAAGTTGAAACATCAATATAAGCCAAATAATGTTCTACTTTAGATATATCAATTGAATCTGTTAATTGTAACGTTTCTTTAGCAAATAAAACACCCTCATAACTATCTAACCAACCACCTAGTATTTCGTTTTGATATTTAATGGGGTTATTACGTTTAATCTTTTCAACTTCATCTAAAAATGAATCTGATAAATTATCGTAATTATCTAGGTAACTTGTATGAATGTAACAAGTATCTCCTTTAATTCCATTGAATCCCTCTTGTACCTGGTTATCTTCAAAGAATCTTCTATAAATCCAATGTTCTTTTAAAGTTGGATTAAGAATAAGAATAACGATATTTTGTTTTTCAGTATGTCGAATTGATAGGTTAATTTTATCAAATACTTTCTCATCGTGCAATTCTTCGGCTTCGTCCAATATCCAACAATTTACACCTGACAAAGATTTAAGATTAGCAGTCTGTGTTCCTGAACTTGTTTTAATTCCTCTAAATAGAATCTCACCACCAGCAGAACTAACAATTTCTGATTTAGTAACTTTAAACTTATCCTCAATTTCCAATACTTCCATCTTTTCCACGAACTCTGGAATAATAGAAATATGAGCCGAAGTCATTGTATAACGAGTAAATAGTATTTTACTAGTAGATGCTAAAATGTTAAGATTTGCCCAAACGGTAGCGGTATAACTCTTTGAGCTACCACGACCACCAGTTATAATATAATAACGTACTTCTTTAGGTAGTTCAAATAAATGTTTATATTTATCATTTATCTTTACCATCTTTTGTTTTTACAAATTCAATCGGTTTAAACTCCTTGTTGGTAACTGTTGAATCTATTAATATAGGTTCTGCAAGTCCAAACATAGCAGTAATATCTTTAATTACTGACTGACATTGTCTAAAGTCATCTATATCGTAATTTTGTTTATAAAGGTCTTCTAAACGTTCTAATAAATTAGCTTTGAAGTATTCTTTATCAAAATTATCTTTAAAATCTTGTTTAATTAAATCTTTAGCATCTTGTAAATATAAATCAACTGTTTTTTCAACTACTTTAAACGTTTCCCTACAATATTCTATAATTTGTTGCCTAGAAGCACCTTGAATCAATAACTGTCTAACAGTATTAACTCTTATAACTCTTTCACCTGAAGTTATATCTTGCGGTCGTTTTTCTGACATTAAAATTTAATTTTATTAGAACGGTGTACCAGCATCTGCTTGACTTGTTGCTCTAAATGGTTGCCTGTTACTTGCCCTTGAAGTTCCTTTTCTACCGCCTTTTCCTCCGCCTTTTCCTGATTTTGCACCTTTTGCCATAACTTGTTACCTCTTAATGATTTGTTAATTGTTTTATATTCTTGTAAAATGTTGTTTTGTATTTCATCCATAAAATCATACAATCCTTCACTTTCTTCTAACATTATTTGCTCTATATTTGATGAACTTCTTAAATTAGCAGAACCATGAAATACAAACTTCCTCCCATTTACAGTTTCAAATATACAAATTTTACAATGAGTTCCAGCAAATGAAAGTTGAAATTTATTATCTATATCTAACGTTTCATAAATATACGGTATTAAATCGTGTTTTTCATGTCCGTAAAAATAATCTGATAATAGTAAATTTAATTCATCAATATAATTACCATTTATTAAATTAGCTAATGAATCAACATTATTTCTATTCATAGATAAAGTTGATATTGTCATTTTTTTAACATGAATGTTATGTTTAACTATAAAAGCTTCTATAAAATCACCAAAGAAAAATGATCCATCTATTATAACAAAATATCTATTATTTTCATTAAAATTTATATCATTTGCTAATAATTCAGCATTTCTATATTTTAAGAATTTTTCATTTATATCTTTTGATTTTTTAGGAGCAAAGTATCTTGAATTTTGTTTTTTACCTAAATCAATTTTCATAAATTCAATATTATTTTCTTATTCTTCATTGCTTCAATAACCGTTTTAAAGTCGTAACGAATAAAAGCCAGTTCAACATAGTTAGGAAACGTAACAATACGATGCCCTACTTTAATTGTAGGTATAGGACTGACTAACCTACCATCAACAAAAACTGCATTTGGTATATGCTTTTTAACTTTTAATTCTAATTGTTGCATATTAATTCATAAATATAATCATATTTTTCACATTGAATATCATAGTAGACAATTAATTCTATCCATTGAAATAGCTCAACTGTCATTTCTTAGTTTTGAAGTTACTATAATTGTTCACAATATAGATGACAAATTCTCGCATAAATACACTATCCTTTTCTGAACGATACCATTCTCTAGCAACTTTATGAAGGTCTGACAAAGTACCATGCTTAGTTACTATGTTCTTTCTATTTGGTAGGTCGAGTATCGGTTGTATTAACATAGTTTATTTTTGAGATATTAAATGAACTTGTACTCCAGTAGTCAATTGCACCTACTTTGTTGAAAGCATCACCAACCAGGACAAACCCTTTGATTATATGGTTGTCTATATAATTAACTTGAATGATTAACTCAGTCGTTTTTGATGTTGCTATTATATTTTGTTTACTTTCCAACATTCGATTGAATTAAAGTATTTAACCTCACCACTTGGACTATTCCATTCTTTACCTTTCAAATTGACTTCAACTTCCAACATATCCCCAATATTAATATCGTTAATCAATGTAACTTTGTCTTTCGTCAACTGAATCAAAATGTCATTCGAGAATGCACCATCTACAACTGTTAAGACAAATTCTCGTTTAGAGAATGCTTCTGATACTACCTGAGTGTCTTTTTTGATTTTTAATGTTCCTGTAATTTTCATAACTTTTTAGTTTTTGTGTGAGCAAATATAACTATTTTTCTTTATACTGTTTCAATTATTCCGTATTTTTCTACTTTTGTTTTTTCTGAATGACAAATTTTGCAAATCGCTTGTAAATTGTCAACTGTATTTTTACCACCATTAGCAATAGGTATAATATGGTCTACGTCAAATTCTCTATTATCATTTAATTCAATTTCACAAATATTACAATTATAAGATTGACTTGAAGCAATTGCTGAACGTTCCATTTCTGAAAAAGAATATCTATTTGAATTATCTTTAAAATTAGAATGTTTATCTACAAAAATTATTCTTCCATTTGCTCTTGACATTGCTACATACATTAATTGATTAACATCTTGAGGATATCTATTTGCATAATCATAAATTGGAATTATAACATCATTATAAGTACTTCCTTGACTTTTATGTGAAGTAATAGCAAAAGGTTTTTTAAGTGCAGCAAAACCTAATTTTAAATCATTATACTTTGTATTTAATTCTGCTATTTTTTTTTGAAGTACAAATTTATATTTATTACCTTCATTTAACTTTTCAATCTCTTTTTTAATCTTACCTACAACTTTATCAATTCTATATTTAATAGGGTACAAAGTATTTTGATAACCATTACCAACATAAATAATAACACTAACTCCACTTTCTTTTTTAACTAATATTTTTTTATAATTAAATTTTGCAATTTCACCAGTGTATATTTCTTTTTCTTCTTCAACAAAATGTTCAATATCAATTATCTCAACTGTTTCTGAAGTATAAAACTTTTCGTTTTCTCTTGAATAAAAACTATCAAAAAAAACAATATCCCCTATATTTAATTCATTGACTTTATATCCTAAATTATTTGATTTTGTAGAACCTATTAACCAGTTAAAAGAAAGACAAGTTAAATTTTTAAAGCATACTGCAATTGGATTCTGTCCTTTAATTATTTGCCTTAACTCTTTTGAATTATTATTATAAAAAAGAATATCATTATCATTTTTATATTTTTTAGCCATTTTATCAAAGTTAATTTGAAGGTGCATATTTTCCCTGAACTTTTTAATTAATTCTTTTAAATCTGTACCATCTTTTTGTCTTTGTTGAATAGTTAACTCAGTGCAATAATCAAATTTATTAAAAATTTTACTCACTTTAAAACCCATACTATCTCGTTCAAATTCATCTTCAATAGGAGGTATTTGTCTATTATCCCCTATTAAAATAAACTTTCTTTTGTTTTTTAACTTCATTAATAATTCAAAACATTCATTATTTATTAAAGATATTTCATCAATTATTATAATTTTTGGAATGTCCTCTAGTTTTGGTAGTTTTCTTTTAGTAATTGTTCTGTTGTTATGGTCTTTTATCATTTTAAAACCTAAAAAACTATCTATTGTTTTGGCTTTAAAATTTGTTTCTCCATCTTTTATTAGTTGTTTTTTTAGATTACCAACTACTTTATTAGTAGCACCTAAAAAAATTGCTTTTGAAACGTCTATTGATTTACAAATAGTATAAGTTTTCCCAGTTCCCCCAGCTCCAATTACACCAAAAAAACCGTTTTCATTACCATCTACAAAATCAATTAATTCATTTTGTAATTCTTGTTGTTCTTCGTTTAACATTTATTTTTTTAATTAGTTTTTATTTCAAAATATCTTCCTTTTTGGTCTCTATTTTTTTCAAAATCATAACCTTTGTAATCGCAATACTCTCGCACCCACTTCATAAAATCACGTGGACTTAATTCTTTATAATTTTTATATTCTTGAAGAAACAAAGCGACAATATCAACTGTATAAATTCTTGTATTAATCACTAAATTTCCCTCTTCAGTCCAGTCAAAGAAGTCTTTTGTAGAACCTTGAATAAATCTTTTTGCATTACCATTTATTGAAATTGTTTTAACCAAACCTTCGTTTAAAAACATTTGCAAATTATTAATAAAATAGTTATCAAATTTATTCCAATCATTTACATTCCAACTATCAAAAAGTAATCTACCATATTCAGAAAGTGGACTTCTTTTATTATTAAAATACTGAAAAAATTCGATTTCGTGTCTTCTTCTTTCGTGTGAGCTTCCTATTCCATTAATTACATAGTTAGTTGTTATAATAATTTTTGGAGAGCGTTCAAATGGAATAAATATCTCATCTTTATTTTTTCTATTAACTGTTATTCCCTCAGTAATTAAAGAGAATAGTTGTTCAAAATTAAAGTTCTTTTTAACATCATCAAAAGAAAGTATTTGAGTATCTAAATTTACACGTTGGTAAACAAAATCTGACTTCTTAGGGTCAAAAGATTTACCATCTATTTTAATTAATTTTCTAAAATTTGAAAGTGAAGTTAAAACTAAACTTTTTCCGCTACCCCCGTTTGGGTTGTCGTCAATTTCTTGGTCATTAAATATAACCGCCTTTTGGTCTGTTTTATCTTTATAAGTGTGAATTAAATAACCTAATGTTAGTTCTAATGACTTTGTTCTTTCATCATCATTTGCACTTACTTTTCGTATAAAATCTTGAAAGTCATTTGTAAAATCGGTTACTTTTTTAAATTCTCTATTTATAATTTGATTTTCCCAAATATACCCATCTACATCAATAAAATTAAGAAGTTCCGTATTGTTTGCAGTAACTTTAACAACTCCATTTTTAAAAGGAATATAAGCTGTATCTTTTTCATCTGCTAACATTTTTAAGTAAATACTATCAATCATATTTAAATGACTTTCAGTAAACAAATAAGGACTTTTTGAACAATAGTTCCATACATTTATTAAATCCCTTTCAAGTAAATAATTTAATACAAAATCTTTTATTTGAGCAACTGAAGAAAGATTTACTTTATTTTCTTTTACCCTTACAAAAGTTGGATTTTCTGAAGTTTCAGGATAGTATTTATTAAACCCATTCTTTACCAAAAATGAAGAATATTTAAATGGTTCTATTGTTATTGTTTCACCACCGTTTTTATTAACTTGAATATTCCAGAATATATCTTCAGATTCAACTAACTGAAATTTAATTTCGTTAATTACTTCTTTGTCAACATTAAGTTGTTTTTGAATATCCTCTAAATTTATTCCGCTTTTTATTTTATTTTGAATTGTTTTAATTGTAGAAAAATCCTCAAAATATTTACTATCAAAATTTGTCTTTCTATAAGCTGAACGAATAGTGTTTACAGTTTCTGTTTCTGAAAAATCACCAATAACAACATTATTAAAAATATAACCTTCTGCAGTGTCTTGACTGATTCCATATTCTGAAAATGACATTGCTAATTTCAAAATATAGTTGTTTCTATTACCTTCTTCAAAACCGCCTTTAAAATCAAATTTCATTATTCTTTCAATTATTTTTCTTTCATCTCTTAAAATAATTGATGGTACTTTTTCAGAATATGTAAAACCTTTTTCTTCTTCTATTTCTGTAAACTCTTCACAAAATTGATTTAAATAAATTTCAGGGTCATAACTTTCAAAACAAACTCTTGAAACATTACAATTTTTCTCATCAAAATAATCACTTTCAAAATACTTTCTAAAAGCATTAAATCTTCTTTTATGTTCTAACTTATTACTTTTTGGTATACGAATTAAAGCCTTTAAACCATTACCACTTGGAGAAGTAAATACCATTAAAACGTGTTTATCATTTATCAATTTTTCACGTTCTTCATTCATTATTTCCAAAGAAGGATATTTATCAAAATCTAAAACACAACAACCCGAATGTTCTTCTAATGAATTATCTGTTCTTTCAATAAAAACACCGTTAAACATAATAGCTAATAAACTATTTTTAGTATTACTTCTTAGGTCTTTATCTGGACTTGTTCTAATTATATTTATCTTATCAATTAAAACTGGATTACCCTGTCTGATACGTTCATAAACATCTGTTATTGTTAAACTAAACGGAGTATCTTTAGCATTAAATAAATTTTTAAATACACTAACTTTTGTATTAAAAGGTTCTTTCATATTATCTTTGGCTTAAAACTTGGTTTATTAAATCGTCAATTTCTTCTTGTGTATTATCTTTTATTACTGCATCATAAAATCTACCAAAATAATAAAAATAATATTGACTTCTGTAATATTCTCTAGTGCATTCATCTTCAAGTTCAAAATTAAATCTAATAAAATAATCTTTAGTAAAATCTACTCTATGCTTTACAGATAATAACAACCTTAATTTTTTAATGTGCTTATTAATATCCCAGTCATTAAAAGCATTATCTAAAGAATTTGATAGTTCCTTTAGAGTAACCATTTCATCACCATAAAAATAACCGCATCTATTTAATTCCTTATGAAAAGGGTTTAAGTATAGAAATACTTTACTTTCTTCATCGTAAAAAATTGTCTTTGGTTTTTTAAACTTAACAAGTTTTCTAACTTGTTTTTGATTTATTAGCTCAATAAAAGCATTAAAATCAATCCTTGGAAGATTCTTAATCTTCGCTAATGTTTCTTCTGAAATTTCTTTTACTACCATAAATAAAAAAACCTATTAAGATTTCGAGGGCAAGGTCTCTACTTTCTTAATAGGAATTATTTTAATTTCTTAAACGTGCCTTGCCAACACGATAACAAAAATACTAATAATATTAATATAAATAACAAAAATATAAAAATAAAGTTAAAATATATTTAAAAAGCAACTTAACTAATTGAAAGCCAAATAATTAAAAGAATACCATATAAAAAGCCACATAACCAATATGTAAGTAATTGAAAATCAAGTTACTGCCACATATACCACATAAAAACGTTTTTTTAAGGGGTACTACCTTGTTTTTATTTTTCCTCAAAATGTAGCATATAAGAGAGATGTGGTTTATGCGGCTAAATATATTTATTCTTCGTTCTTTTCACTAACTTTTTTTTATTATCCCTCCCACTTCTAATTTTCTGCTGAGTTTTCCGACTTTGCTTATCGTATTTCAGCATCACTTTACGTTGGGTGATCATATTGGTTTCATGGATTGAATACGAGCAACTGGATAGCAATAAAATTAAAAGGTATTTCATTTTGTAAAGATAAAAAAAACCAGCCAAATTAATGACTGGTTAATATAATGATTCTGCTGCTGTTCTCAAGGGAAGCGAACAAAATACTGTTAGTGTAAAGATACAAAAAAAACCTCGCTATTACTAACGAGGTTAAAACTATCAATAAAGGAAATTAATTCAAGTTTTATTTTTTTATTCTAATCCGTACCACGCAATTAGAATAGTGTTAACGTACTGTTTTTTTCAGTTTCAAATGCTTTATGATTATAAGCATTTAGATTAAAATATGATTTTTTTAATTCAATATTAATACTTTTACGATTCATTTTTAAAGCTTGACAACCCTCAGAACCAGCACCGCCAAATGGACTAAAACAAACATCTCCTTTATTGCTCCATAATAAATAACAATTTCTTATAACAGTTAATTGAGTTGGCGTCATATGTCT